GCAGCGCGTCGTCTGGAAGCAATAGCGGAGGTGGCACGATGCCGATGGGTTTGTTTGACATGCAGGAACAGCCGCCCCAGACGTTTGGCGAGCGCCTGCGCGCTGGCATGCGAAGCGGCAGCTTGATCGACAGCCTCGCGCTGGCGGCAAACAGCCTGCGGGATAGGCCGGACCAGAACATCGCGCAGATCGTGCAGGGGCGTCAGGAGCGCCGCGACGAGAAGGCGACGGTAAACCGCACGGCGGCATGGCTGGCATCGCAGGGGCGTGGGGATCTCGCGCAGGCTATGCTTGCGGGCGGGCTTGACGCTAGGACGGCGGTGGCAACGGCGATGACGCCTGCGCCGCAAGCAGAGGTGCGTGAAGTTGGCGGCAAGCTGGTTTCGGTCAACCCTGACGGGACGGTAACTGAGCTTTATGCGCCCGCGACACAAGCCGACCCGCAATCCACCATTGCAAAACTTGAGGCAGACCGTAAGGCGGGGCTAATCTCGCAAGAGCAATATGACCTTGCCGCCGCAGGGTTGGCACCCTCTGGGATTTCTGTTGAGGTTGGACCTGACGGCCAAACTCGCATCGTTCAAGGCGCTGGCGCAGGTGGCGCGAAGCCGTTTACCGAGGGCCAAGGCAAAGACGTTGTTTTCTCGACCAAGGCAAAAGGTGCGCTTGAGACGTTTGAACCTGTCGCGGATAGTTTGACAAGCGCCACGCAACGCGCTGCCGGGTATGACCCTACCGGGATTATTCGGGGGGCCGTGCAAACACCTGAATTCCAAGTGGCGCAAAACTCTGGCAATGAATTCCTGCAAGCGATTTTGCGTAAGGAAACCGGGGCGGCAATCACTCAGGATGAACAAATTCTTTATGGTCAGGTATATCTTCCGCAGCCCGGAGACGGCCCGGATGTTTTGGCGGCCAAGAAAGGCGCGCGACAGAGGGCCGTCGCTGCGATTGATGCGGGCATGTCGCCCGAGCAAATGGTAGCCCAAGAGAAAGCCCTTGGTTGGGTTGATGGGGGCGCAACACCGCAGGGCGGCGCAACGTCTGAAGGTCTTTCGCAAGACGATCTGCGATATCTGGAGGAAAACTGATGGCATACACCGAGGCACAGCTTAAAGCGGCTGCACGCAAGGCTTATGCAGCCGGTGACACATCTGCGGCAAAACGTCTGATCGACGCAGCGCGCAGTGCGGCATCTTCTGCCCCCGTCGATCAGGGTCAAGCTATGCGCGACCGCATTGCAGCCGCAAAGGCTGGCACCTTGGAAATGCAGCCCGGATCGGAAGCCCGCGCAGCGGCAGCAAACGAGCAGGCAACAGCCATGATGCAGCCAGAGCGCAGCATCGGTCAAGAAATCTATGAGAACGTGATTGGCAGCGGTGCGGTTGATACGCCCGGCGAGCGTTTGGGCGAGTTGGTCGGTGGACTTGGCGCTGGGGCGATGCGCGGTGGCGCCCAGCTTGCGGGTATCCCCGGAACGATTGGCGACTTAATGAACACTGGTGCAGTTGGCCTGACAAACACCTTGCTAGGCACTGATCTGAAAACCACTCAAGAGGCCACTGGGGCACCGGGTTTGCTTTCTGGGCAAAACATTCAGGATGCTCTTGCATCTGCAACAGGAGGCGCAAGTGAATACCGCGCACCCGGCACGGCTGGCGAATACGCGGCCACTATCGGCGAGTTTCTGCCCGGCGCTATGGGCGGGCCGAGCGCAATGCTGCGTTATGGGGTGCTTCCGGGCGCTGCCAGCGAAACAGCAGGGCAGATGACCGAAGGCACAGCGATTGAGCCGTATGCCCGCACGGCGGCTGCGCTGGGCGCTGGTGTTTTGGCTAGTCGCCCGGGTGCGTTTGTCGGAGATGACGAGGCTGCGCGCATGGCTAACGTGCTGCGCGAGGCCGGGGTGCGGAATGTGACCACTGGGCAGGCGCGTGGGTCACAGCCTCTCATGCGAATGGAGGGCCGCCTAGAGCCAACGAGCGGTCAGATTGATGACGTGACGGCTGCGACAATGCGGATGCTTGGCAGTGACGCCACCGTGGCAACGCCAAGAAATCTTCTGGCGGTTGAAACGAATATCGTAAAGCAGATGGACGACGCGGTCAGGGGTGTTGATGTCACCCCGTCGGCGAGCAATTCGGCAGAGGCGTTGCGCGTTGCGGCTGATTATGTCGAGCGGGTTCCTGCTGGCCAGCTAACCCCGCGCATCCGTGGCATTGCAAGGGAAATTGACGCGCTGGCAAAGTCTGGCAAAACCGTTCCATTGGAGCGCCTAAAGACATGGCGGTCTGACATTGGCAGCTTTACGGTTTCAACCGACAGCGCAACTCGGCAGGCGGCTCACAGCCTTCGCACGTTGATTGACAATATGACCGACACAGCTTTGCAATCGGCTGGCCGGGGTGACGACATTGCGCGGCTGGCAGCCGGGCGCGAGGCATACCGCAACTATATCGGGGTCAGGGATGCGGCTTCCCGTGCTGGGGCCGAGGGCGGAACCTTGTCGCCGCAGGCGCTTAATCAATCCATGATCCGCGCGCAGGGCCGCGAAAGCTACGCCACCGGGCGGTCAACACCAATGACCGACTTTACCAGATCGGCGGCTGCGGTTCTGCGCCCAGCCCCAGCGGTATCGGCTGGCGGGGTTCGCAGCTTCTCGCAAGCCCTTCCTGCGGCTCTTGGCACGGCTGGCGGGGCTGCGGCCTTCGGGGCGGGCCTTGGGCCTGTTGGAATGGCTGCGGCAGCTATTGGCAGCGCCCTTGCGCCTGCCATGGGGCAAGCAACGATGCGAAGCGCGCCTATGCAAGCTGCACTGCGCGACCCAAAGGGAACTATTGGGCAAATGAGCCGCCTACTGCCCGGTCTCTTGGCCAACTAAAGGAACGATAAGACAATGGCAAAGCGCGAAAAATACGGCCCCGACGTTGAGCTTGTCAGCGATGACGAGATGGAGCTTGTCCTTCAAGGCGTTGAGGTGGAGGAAGAAATCGACGAGGACGACAGCCCATTCAAGCCAATGGACGAGGAGGAGTTGGAGCAGATCGTCGGCGATGCCGTTGACGAGGCCATCAACTTTATCTCTGACGAAATCTCAGATCGCCGGATCAAGTCGCAGCGATACTTCAACGGCGAGGTTGATATTGGCGAGGAAGAAGGCCGCAGCCGCATTGTTGCCACGAAGTGCCGCGACACTGTGCGGGCTGTCAAGCCGTCCATCCAGCGCGTGTTCATGTCTGCTGATCGCCCTGTGGAGTTCATCCCGAGCGGGCCGGAGGACGTGGCCAGCATGGAACAGGCCAGCGTCTACGCCTCGGCCAAGTTCCGGCAAAGCAACGGCTTCAAAATCCTGCGCGACGTGACGCATGACGCGCTGGTGAACATCACCGGGTTTACCAAGGCCTATTGGTCGGAATACGAGACGCCCAAAATCTACGACTTCACCAATCTGGACGACGCGCAGTATCAGGCCATTCTGGACGCGCCGGGCGTTGATATTATCAGCGAAGAAAGCCGCCCCGACGAAGAGACAATCCGCATGATGCAGGAGCAGGTGGACGCCGCGCAGGCTATGGCGCAGCAGGCCGCCGCTATGGGCCAGCAGATCGACCCGGCGCAGTTGCCGACCATGCCCGACGTGCTGCCCCAGCTTCACGATGTGCGTGTCATGCGCCGCAACACCACGGGCAAGCTGTGCATCGACACTGTGCCGCCGGAGGAGTTCTTTGTGGACCGCAACGCGCGGGCCGACGATGATTTCTATGTCATTGGCCACCGCACCGAAATGCGGGCCGCCGATGTCATTGCGATGGGAATTGACGAGGATAAGGTGCTTGACCTTGACGTGTTCTCGTCGGTCGATCTGCGCGACCAAGAGGAGGAGGAGCGCCGCCGCTATCCTATCCAGCGCGACGAGGACCAAAGCGCCGAAGATCCGTCAATGAAAAAAGTGACCATCACCGAGGCCTATATGCGGATCGACGCAGACGGCACCGGGACGCCTATTTTGCACAAGTTCCTTTTGGGCGGGTCCAGCAATCGGTTGCTGTCTTTCGAGCCTGTTGACGACCATCCTTTTGCGGGCTGGCACGTTGACCCCGAGCCGCACACCTACTTTGGCCGCAGCTTGGTGGAGTTGATTGAGCAGGATCAGGACGCCGCGACGGCTATCACGCGCAGCATCCTTGATAACGTGATGATGACCAACAACCCGCGCGTCGAGGCGGTCAAGGGTCAGGTTGACATGGACGACCTGCTTAACAACGAAATCGGCGGCATTGTCCGGGTGAACGCGCCCGGCATGCTGCGCGATATTACTGTGCCTTTCGTCGCTGGCCAAACCCTGCCCGCGCTGCAGTATGTCGATCAGATGGTTGAGATGAAAACGGGCGTGACGCGGGCCAGCATGGGCCTTGACCCCGACGCCCTGCAATCGACCACCAGAGCCGCTGTCACGGCCACTGTGAGCGCAGGCGCTGGGCAGGTGGAGGTTATGGTGTCAAACCTTGCCTACACGGGCATGCGGCGCTTGTTCTGCCAAATCTTGAAGCTGATGTCCAAGCACTCGACCAAGGCCGAAATGCTGCGCGTCAATGGCCAGTATGTGGCGATGGACCCGCGCGTCTGGGATGCGGAGCTTGACGCCACTGTCAACGTCGGGCTTGGCACCGGGCGCGAGGATCAAAAGTCGGCCATGCTGGGGCAGGTTATGCAGATCCAAATGCAGGCCATTGCGAACTATGGGCCGATGAACCCGCTTTCGGGAATTGAGCAGCTTCGCAACACATTGGCCGACATGCTGGCGATTAACGGCATCCCCAATGCGGATCGGTATTTCATGCCGACGCAGCCGCCGCAGCCAGAGGCACCGCAAGCGGGCGAGGAACAGCCGCCGCAGGGCGACCCCGCGCAGGCGATGGTGGCAGCCGAGACAATCAAGGCCCAAGCCAAGCTGCAATCTGACGCGCAGCGCCTGCAACTGGACATGATGAAGGCCCAAATGCAGGACGACCGCGAGCGCGACAAGATGCTGCAAGACATGGAAATCGCTATGGCCGAAATCGCCGGGAAATATGGCATGGCCATCGACACCGCGCGCATCAAGTCAGAGCAGGCTTCCAACAATGCCGCAATGCAGCAGGCCATGCAGCCGCCGCAGAATAACGGAATGATGTGATGGATGTGAAACAGCGGGAACACCGCGCGAGGGCCATTATTGACGACCCTCTATTCAAAGAGGCGTTTGATGTGTTATTAAATGCACAGATCAGTGTTTTCACGAACCCATCGTGCGATGCTGAACAGATAATGGAAGCGCATCGGATGGTCCGGGCGCTTCGCAGCGTCAAGGATCAACTTTTGCACGTCATAACCGACGGCAAGATTTTTGACCGCCGCGAAGAAAAGAAAGGGCAGCACCGTGGATGACACGACTGCAATGGACGGAAGCATCGAGGCCGTGGCAGCCAGCCTGATTTCGGGCGGCCAACCGCAAGAAGATGAAACTGTGGCCGAGGATCTGGTGCAGTCCGACGAGGACGACGCGCAAGACCAGACCGAAGCCGATGGCGACGACACGGAAGAAGCCGACGTAGCCGAAACGGATGCAGACCAAGACGAGGGCGAAGCGGACGCCGCCGAGGAAGAACAGACCGAGCAGCTTTTCACCGTCAAGGTTGATGGCCGCGAACGGCAGGTTCCCCTTGACGAGCTACTCCGGGGCTACTCGGGACAGACCTACATCCAGCGGGGGATGCAGGAAGTCGCCACGGCCAAAAAAGAGGTCGAGGCGCTTTATGGCACCCTCCAGAGCGAGCGCCAACAGCTTGCCACGTTCATGCAGGCCGCGCAGACGGGCAAAGTGCCCATGCGACAGCCTGAGCCACCCAACGAGGATTTGCTATCCCGAGATCCCATTGGCTACCTTGAAGCGCGTGTAAAATACGACAAAGAGGTAGCGGCATTTCAGCAAGGCCAGAAGGCTTTGGAGGAAGTGAACGCACGTGCTGCACAGGATCAAGAGCGCCAGCACATGGCCTACCTTGCCGAGCAGCACCAGATTCTAACGCGGGCAATCCCCGCCTTTGCCAAGCCGGAAACGGCAGCCAAGGCGAAGCAGGAATTGTTTGACGTTGGTCAAAATGCGTATGGGTTCAGTGCCGACGAATTGCGCGCCGTCTCTGACAGCCGCATGGTCATGGCCCTGCACGATGCCGCCCAATATCGGCGGTTGATGGCGGGCAAGTCGGCCCCGGTAAAGCAGGTCCAAGGAGCCAAAACCCCGGTTATCAAGCCGGGCGTCAAGGCAAGCCCGCAGGCTGGCAAACGGGCAACAATTGAAAAGGCGAAAGCTCAGATGAAGCGCACGGGTAGCGTCGAGGACGTGGCCCGTTTTCTCCTGAGATAAACCCCAATTTGAAGGATCACAGCCATGGGCGTGAACGCAAACACTGAAAAGACTTACGACGTCTCGACGATCTTCGAGGATCTGCAGGAAGCCTATGTTTCCATCTCCCCGTTGGAAACCCCCTTCCAGTCGGCCATTGGTCGCAAGACCGCCTCGAACACCTATTTCGAGTGGACCGAGGTTGATCTGGCCGCACCGTCGACCACCAACCGCGTGAAGGAAGGCGAAGCTGCCCCCGGCAACGACGCACCGACCAACGGCAAGCGTTTGGGCAACTACACCCAGATCAGCGATAAAGTGGTTGAAGTTTCTTCGACCGCAAACGCTGTCAACGGCGCTGGCGACATCCAGACCATCGCAAAGCAGGTTGCCTTCAAGCTGAAGGAACTGAAGCGCGACATGGAAGTGATGTTGCTCTCGAACGTTGCTGCCGACGCTGGCGGCGCTGACGAGGCCCGCATCACCGCTGGTTTGCCCGCGTTTCTCCGCACCAACGTTGACCGCTCGACGGGCACCGTTGACGGCGCAAACCCGACCCTGTCCGGCACCTCCGCAGGCTACCCGAACGCAGCCGCCACCGATGGCTCTGTGCGGGCGCTCACCGAGGACATGCTCAAGGCGGTCA